GGCAAGTACATTTGTTATAACCTAAGCAAAAGTCTTTTGTGTTTGCAGAATAGCTTGAATCCACTGTGGTACATTTGAAACTAAGGTTTGAATAGTTGTGATATCGTGAGGTACTTTATAGTGAATATCGAGTGTAGTGCTTTCGCAAATGAACAACATAGCTGTCTGCAAAAAGGATAACCGATTCTTTAGCACAGATGGATTCCAACGTAAACAATGAAGTTTGAACAAGGCATCTGTATACGGCTCGAGCAAACCTGCTTGCGGGGAGTTTTTAGCGGCATCCAATACAACATCCCACAGAAGCCAAACTACACTATTGGAATGTTTATCATCTATGAATGGGTTTGGACGACTATTGCATATCAAATCAACCTTGTTCTGTTTCTTACACTGACTCGCGTATTTCAGGAGCCAAGCAGTCCAGTATAGTGCCCTCGTTATATCGCGGGATTCGGGTCGCAAACAGTATACGAGTTCATTAAGAGGGATGTATATCTCCAGCGGATCATCTCGTAAACTTATATGGCGCCCGTAGTTCGCTGAAGGCGATTTTAAGTTTTCTTGAATAGTCAGTTGTTGAAAATCGTGTTCTGGTTTGATTTTTGGAAGAGGAGGTAGCTTATTCTTGCGACAAAAGGCAATGGTCGCAGCTGCTTCGCACACAATATTTCGCACCTCATGATTATTGCGAATACCCGTCATAGCCATGACTGAATATTGGCCTTCGTATGTTGCGAATCTTTCGTATTTTTGAACTAAATACAAAAAGACATTTGGAGCAGCCCGATTGATGTGTTTTGCTGAGCATTCAAATAATGTCTGCCACAAGGAATGAACAAGCCCAGAACATAATAACTCTAGCACCCAGTAGCATGTGTAATCTGCGTGGCCGAGTTTGATATTTTCTTCAATGACTTTGTAGACGTGCGTTCTCAAGTGGCCTGAGAATGTGAACTTTTGAAAATCCCCAATTGTACGGGCATCGTGGATATCCATTGTTTGAAGGGCGAGAAGTCTATAGACAGTTTCTCACCGCGCGTGTATGTCGCAAACATAAATCCTGCTATCAGAATGAGAAATGCAATACCGTGTCCCCATGAACCAAGAAGAATATATACTGCTACGGCAATCGTAACTGTTATCAACAGAATCAACAAAATACGATTTGTGCGTTCTGTTTTTTCTGCCTCCTGGCTAGCGTTGCTTAAGTTTTTCTCCAACTTACGTATTTTACCACGAGAATCATCGAGTTCCCCTTCGCTCGTGGTTAGCATATTCTTGTATGTTTTGGATGTATCTACGAACTCCTTTGCGTTAAGCATTTCTCCAGTATCGGAAGCATACGCACACTTGATGTGAGAAACAATGAGGTCTCTCTGGGCATCCATTCCTGGAATCTTATCATATTGCACGGTTGTTCCTCCTTCTGGAGTCGCAGATTTCAGAAGCGTATTAATAGAATCTGTTGCCTTGACAAACTCCATCCCTTATTTAGTTCACACGGAAAAAGCCCATACTAGCACCGTATTTAATTAAGCCGGTTCGAACACCATTCTCCTGGAATCCGCGAATGTGTTGTCCGTCAACAATCGAACCATTGCCCTTACGACCTGTGGGGTGGGAGATCAAGTCGAGCGTAATCGCGTGCTGACGCTTCATACGCGTAATCATGGAGGCGTCCGTAGCAGGTCCCTTTTTGAACGCACCTGGGTCGTTACGATCGATTAAAGATATGACAGTTGGCATTTATTGTATCTCAACAAAATGTAATGAATCCGAGTGATTTCCAGCAGGCTCGTCAGGCCAGACTCAAAGCATTTGATGAAAAATACAACGCTGCCAAGCAGGCATATGCGGATGCTCTGCAGAAGGCTATTTCAGAACAAGACCGGTCAAGTCAATGCGTTTTGATCAAGAACGCTCTTGACAAAAATAAGGAGTTAACGCAGCTTGTCAGTGAAATGTTGACTCCGTCGGGTAGCTCAGGCTGTAAACTGACTTCAGACAAGATCGCTGCCTTGCGCCAAGACATCGAAAAATACAAAAAACAATACGAAGAGATTCGTCAGGGACGCGACCGTATCCATGCTCTGCAAATGGCATATGCTGATGTAGAAAAACGAGTACATGTTTTACATGGGATTGAAACAATCTATATTGTGCTATTGGCTCTTGTTAGTATTCTGTTGATCATTTTGGTATTTCACTCAGGTATCAGTAGCATTTTCAACGCACAGCCTGTAGCGCCGGTTGTCCCCCGAGGCTTCACATAGTCCAGTGATTTCTACGACACTTCCCGGACGAGCACCAATCCAGCGAGCCATCGGGTCCTGTGAATCAATCTTTGGAAACAGATTAGAACTGACAGCATGAAACTCTTTTAGAACAGCATCGAGCTCTTCTGGCATCAAAATGCGATGCTTCGGTACCTTACGATGTGCTGAAACGTCAAACTGCAGGTGTCGGAGTTCGAATACTTGAACTAGAGGAACCTCCAAGTTCGCTACGTGCCGCCGAATCGCGTTAAGTACCGAAGGGGATGGCTTGGCATCTGTGACGATTACCATACCGTTCGAATGCCCATTCTTCTCTGCATACTTCACGAAGTTATCGAACTCATTTTCGGATAGACGTGCCTTCTCACTGAACACAATGAGAGCACCACCGAATGTGTACATGTGGCTCTGCTCCATCGGTGCACTGACAGGTTCATAACGAGTGTCTTCGACGCCACGGTTCTTAAGAATAATCTTCAAAGTTTCAAGTGCGCGAGCCTCCATGCTTGTGTATTCTACAGATTATGAAAATGCGATTCGTTTTTTACCAGGCTAAGTTTAAATGTGGCCACTAGTCTTTTTAGTGCTTGTTGTTGTCGCAATCGTATTCATAGTCATGGCAAAATCTAAACCGGCTCCTCCAAGCCGTGAATCAAAGATGGTTGGGTTGAACTTAGAACCAGGTTCATCCTTCGAGCAGAAGACAAATCATTTTCAAATGAGTCCGGTTGACATGGGACCTATTTCTGGAACAGAATCTCCGTTCCGTGTTAACTTGTACAAAGCTTACATAGAGTAATCTATATGAAGGTAATATGCGATTTCATATCCTTTCGTTGCCGCATACGGTTACTCGGAAAGACTACTCGGCATGTGCGTTCACTCAGAAGGTTCTGAAGATGTGTAAGATGATGACGAAACGCGGACATACTGTCTACCACTATGGTCATAAAGATTCAGAGGTAGAATGTACCGAACATATTCCTGTGACGTTCGATGAAGACTTACAGATCGCATATGGTTCATACAATTGGCGAAAGGAGTTTTTTAAGCATAACACTTCAGATCACGCCCATCAAATATTCAATAAGAGAGCAATCGTGGAAGTTGGAAAGAGAAAACAGAAAAATGATTTCTTATTGTGTTTTTGGGGATTTTCTCATGAACCTATCGCAGACGCTCATCCTGAACTGATTGCAATCGAACCCGGTATTGGCTGTACAAATAAACCGTTTACAAAGCAGTCTATATTCGAGTCGTATGCGGTTATGAATGTCGTATATGGTAAGTACGAACGCAGTCCGCACTGGTATGACGCAGTGATTCCTAACTATTTTGATCCTATTGATTTCGAGTTTAACCCAACACCTAAAGACTATTTCTTGTTCGTCGGGCGCATTATCGATGCAAAGGGAGTCGGTATTGCCATTGATGTAACTAAAAGGCTCGGCGTACGACTACTCATAGCAGGACAGGGTGATTTGAAATCGATTAGGAATACAATTCCAGATCACGTGACTGTTATGGGATACGTAGAGCCTCGCGAACGATGTGAAATCATGCGAAATGCGAAAGCTCTGTTAGCCCCAACGCATTTCAATGAGCCATTTGGAGGTGTAACCATCGAAGCACTTTTTTGCGGTACCCCGACTATTACGACTGATTGGGGAGGATTCGCCGAAAACAATCTTCATGGCGTAACTGGGTACCGCTGTCGAACTATTGAACAGTTTGTGTGGGCTGGAAAGAACATTGATAAGATTTCTCGGCAAGCGTGTCGTGATTGGGCTATGAATAATTTTTCATTAGAGCGAGTTGCGCTTATGTATGAAGAGCATTTCAATACAGTTTTGAAAGTATACGATGGATCTGGAGGATTCTATACTGAAAATGATGATCGCAAGGAACTTGATTGGCTAAATCGGTATTATCCGTCAACCAGTTAAATAGATTGTAGCACAATAGAACAATGCCAGGAGCTTTATTACAGTTAGTAGCACGAGGTGCTCAAGACCAGTTGGTCACTGGCAATCCATCATTTACGCATTTTCGTTCAGTTTACAAACGACACACTGATTTTGCTATGGAACATTTTCGTTTGTACTTTAAGACCAGCTTGTTATCATTTCCTACCTCTGGAACGCTTCGCTTGCGTACAAAGGTAGAACGATATGCCCAGTTAATCAATGATTGTTATTTGAGCATTGATGTTCCAAACATTTATTCACCAGTAGCTCCACTAGCGTTTCCAAATATCCCAAACTCTGAAGAAACAATCAGCAACGTATCGAATGCTATTGGGTATGAGTTCCAGTGGGTTCGTAATCTCGGGTACAATATGATTCGATATGTTTCGCTTCTGATTAACGGACAGGAGATCGTCCGTCATACAGGAGAATGGATGAAACTGTATGCTAGTTTGACATTCGACGCTAACAAAAAGGCTATTCTTGATCGCATGATTGGAAATACACCGGACATGTATGATCCAGCGAATGCTAATGATCGATTTAATCAGTATCCTCATTCGATAAGTTCATCAGATACTCCAGCCGAGCCATCTATTTATGGTCGAACACTTATGATTCCGTTGCACTTCTGGTTCTGTGAAACCGTCGGCCAAGCGTTGCCTCTTGTTGCTCTACAGCAGTCTGAAGTTGAAATTGTAGTGGAACTTCAAAATGCTTATGATTTATTCACAGTCCGTGATGTCCGACAGTCAACCTCGATTTCATCATATGTTGTAAATACAAACTTTGGAAAACGCATTGCGCCTGATACATCTAACACTGCATTTGCGTTATCTCATTATTTGTCTCCTCCTCTGTATTCGAATCCTCTAGTCAATTTAGTTCCCGGATTGACTTC